GAAAAGGCAGTTTTGGGACCTGACACCTTCGTCAGCAACTTTCCAATCATGAACGAACATCTGTTAACTAACCGTAAAGTTAATTTGCGCCGTGCAGGCAATGATCGCAAGGAGAGGGAAAGTTTTCGCGAACTCGGGGAAGGCGAGTATCGCGCAAAGGGCAAGAGCGGAAGAGTAGATCGGGATGATTATTACGGAATCCCTGATTGGGCTTTTGGGGTCTTGGAAAAGCAACGTTGGCCGTATGACAAGGTTGAGCAAAAGTTTGTCCGTGAGGCATTGCTGAACATAGTGTCTAATGGCAAGGAGCATCCAAGGCTCGGAAAGACCATTAATCCCGGTTTACTTAGAGAGCAGAAGTGGACCTTAACCAACAGAAAGGGGACAGCCAGTATTAAGGCTGTTGAGAAGTTGGAAGCTGATGGTCACTCTGTGAGTTTTGCCCCAACTGGAGCGGCATACAAAGGGGAGAGAAGGCCAGCTGGGTGGCTTTATTCAATTGACGGTACTAATCCTAACAGGTTAACCAAGGAGGCGTGGAATGAGCTCAATGTAAATGAAGAGTTCTATTCCAGTCGTCCCTCTAAGGAGAAAGACCCGGAGTATAAGTACGTCAACCCTTCGGATGCCAGGCGCAAGGAACGCCGTGCCAAGCTCCAAGCACCCCAGGTTGCCAGTCAATTAAATGGCAACAATGGTTCCGTAACCAATACCGACGATCATAAGCGCGGTGAGAAGCGAAACTCACGCCGTGCTAGGGACTCACATGGGTCACTTCGTGGTAGGGGACGAAACCATACCGGGCGCACATCTGCGCAGCAAGGTCCACCAGTCGCCGCTCCTGGCAGTCTGTCTCAGGTAATCAGTGATTTTTGTTCTTTTCATGAGCGAGAATTGGCTGTGAATGCCTGCGTTTCAGACATTGTCAGTAGGGTTGAGGCTAGAGTTTCCGAGGAGCAGCAGGTCTTGAATGGGGAGAGGCCAGCGGTGAAATGTGAGGAGGTTGTAGATGAGTCTGTGGAAGGACCCGTCTGCGCCGACCCTGTCACCATTGCTCCGGAAGAACTCGTCATTGTGGACCAACCCGAGCCATCGGCACCACCAGCACCGTTCAATGTGGAATCTAGTGATGAGGACAAGATAGATTTCGTCTATGAGGAGAAAGACGACTTGTCAGATACTCACTCGTTACCACTTGAACGTGTGGAATGGGAGCCGTTGGAGAGGAAGGGTAGGAGGTTGTCACTAACTCAGATGCTGGGGAGTGAAGACCTTTATTACCCATTGGCTGGTGATGAAGATGATATTACCATTGTAGTGGGAGAGGAATGTCCGGAATTGCACGTGCCTGGTATGCATGAGGCCTTTATGATATTGGTGTTGTCATTTTGTGGTCTCTGTGTTGCTGTGCAAAACCACCTTCTCACTCTGTGTACATCTCTTTGTCAGCTAGTTCAATCCTTTTTACTCAGGTTGTCGCATAGATGTTATCAATTCCTCGTCGATCAGAGATATCGCCGTGCTGATCCACACAGGCAGTACACAACAATTGGCATTTATGATGAGTACCAAAATGTCATAGGAACCATATATATGGAGGTTTTGTTGTTTATTGTCATTGGTGTTGGGTTGGTATATCCAGTCATTTGGGTTTCCGAGGTGGTGGTCATGCCATTCACTGAGGAGATTATTTGGTTGGTTGGCGAAGTGGATCGATTGTGTGATGTGATGCACGTACCTACGGAGGTGGTCGGGTTTTTGAAGGTTTCTTATTGGATTCTTGACGTTGTGGGTATCTACTGGTTTATCCGTAGGTACATTTCCATAATGTACAATTTGACTGGGAAATGTGGGCATCGTCACTCTGTGTATTCATATGTGGCGTCTGGAGACCTTGTTCACAACAGGGATAACTGGAGTGGCCTGCAACCCGTTAGAATTGAGGAGTCCTACACTGGCGAGACTTTTGAGAACTTGAGGAAACACCGTCTTAATCCGTATGATCACACTTATGCGTTTAGGAAGTTGGGATTTAACTCGTACGTCGAAGTTGAAATCAACAAGGACATGTTGTCAATGATTTTAGAGGCACGGCCCGCTGTGTCGCTGAATGAGACCACACCTAGGTTGTTGTTCGATGAGGCTGTGAGGCTCAACAAAGCGCTAGAACCCATTGATCGTATTGGTGACCTGCGTGTGTTGCATAACACTGCGGTGGCAGCGTACCAGCAGTTGTGTTTAGCTCGTATAGATGAGAGGTTGGCCACAGGTAATGTGGGTAAACCATACTTCTATATGACGCCAACGCAACTGTAGGGGGTATGCAGTGGGGCAACAGGGAAGTTTAGTCTTGGAGTTTTCCGTGTTAAGAACGTTGTCTGTGATGTAAATAAAAAGTTTGAGGACAACGGAATCTTTTTTGTGGATTTTTTGAGAAGTGGAAAACTCTTTAAGTCTTTATTTCGGAAGTTTCTAGAGGCTAGTGGAGCTGTATTACACGGTTCCAAGGCCTTCAAGGAATTTTCGAGAGGTGTAGCCGAACGCATGAAGGCATCCTTGTCAAGCGGGCGGTTGTTGTTCCCCACCGAGGAGGAGGAGGATATTGGTGAGAGGGTGGGTGGGTACAAGACGTATTTTGGACCCACATTCTACGGCGGTTTTGTCTGTTACGCCAAAGAAAGTTTGGTCAATCTGGAGAAAGCGCTCACTAGGTTGACATGTAAGAGAGAAACAGATGTTCCTGGGTTGCATGACGAGTTATGCGCAAACCAGGAAGGTGCGTTCGAGGAAGGCAGTTGGTTTTGGGAAGTTGCAGGTGCTTACTTTAATTGGTTGCGCAAGCGTTGCATGAGAAGCTTGTCGATCGATTTGGGTGAGGTTATCGATACTATCATTAAGGATGCGTCAAGAGTCCACCCCAAGCTTAAGCTTAGGATGGAGGCTTTGCGAGAACTTATTGGTCGTGGTGTTCTTTATTCAATGGAGTACATGCAATTTGTGATTGGTAAAACCAAGTGCCCAGAGTGGGCCAAGCCAGGTAAGTTTCCTAGGATGATTGGGGATTATACCTGTCCAGGTTCGCTCCTAGGGGGGGCCCTAACGGCTTGTTTGAAGTCATGTTTTACTGAGTGGTATGATTTGGAGACCCACTTTAAGATGGTGTTTGTCTATTCTGCGAATTATGAGCGTTTACGTGAGTGTTTCGAAGAGTTGTTGAGCAACGTCGGTAAGTCGGTTTTTGTCTACCATTCAGATGACATGTGCTGCAATCTCAACTGTGTCGACGGGAGGGCACGGTTTAATGTAGATATCAAGTCGTGTGACAGCAGTAATGGCCAGAAAATTTTTGATATGTTATTGTGGTTTGTTAAGGATACTGTGTGGTATGACGTCATGCAGTATTGTGTTGACCAGTGCATCAAGAATTTTCAGCTGAGGAACCCTAGAAATCCCAAGGAGGTGCTGTATCTTGGGTGTGAACGTCCGTTCGAGTTTTCTGGGACGACGCTCACGACTTTACTCAACAACGTGGCCATGAGTGCCATTTGTTTAGCAATAGCCAACAGGTGCAAGGAAGGCATAACTGTAGCTGAGGCGAAGGGTGTTGTTGAGTTGGCTGCCAGATCAATCGGGTATTTAGTGTCGATTGAAGAAGTGAGTTGTGATGAGGACTTTCAGTTTTTGAAGACTTCTCCAACTCGCACTCAAGGCGTTGTGGGTGTTTTTCTCAACCTAGGTGTGATATTGAGATCCTTGGGGACGTGTGATGGCGATCTTCCAGGTAGAGGCTCTATTGAATCAAGGGCAGAGGTTAGGAATAGTGAAATCGTGGCTGGAATGTGTCATGCCGGTAGTAGCATTATCATGAATGCTTTACGGGCTAGATTTCCCAGCCGAGGTGTTGCTGTCCACACTCATTACGTCATTGAGAACATGTCAGGTTTCGATGATACAGTGGTGTCCTTAGACGCGCTGTGTCGTAGGTACTCTCTGGCAGGAGTACAGATTGAATATCTCGCGCACGAAATTGCCGATTCTCAGATTGGCGATGTCATTGCTAATGACGCGTTGCGGGCTATATTCAAGAAGGACTATGGCATGTAAACTCCTGTGGCTGCGGTGATCCGTAGGAGTCTTCCCGCCTGTAAGATGCCGACGCTTGTGCTAGCGTTCTCCTGTGTTCGTCAGGTGAGCAACCCCAAAAGCGAACAGTCCCAGTCTGAGGTGGCCTGAGTTA